CCGTAGCCGCTACATCCATGTCGTGCGCTGCCACAGCGGCTATTCCATTTACTATGTTGCCGCCACGGGCAATAGCAGCACTGCTGGCTTCAGCATAGTAGAACACCCTGCCATCAGGAGTGGTTGCTCTCGTGCCTAGCTTATGCCTCTGGTCGGAAGTCTCTCGTTTCTCCATTCCATACGCTAAATTCACCGTTAGTGGGAATGCCATGTCGAACCTCCTTGAAGGTTATTTTTGAGCAGGCTCTACGTCCTGCGACCAACCGATATGATAATCTTAAATAGCCTCGGTCAATCGTTACAGCTACTTAGATACTAATGTTTGTACCGATTGTGGAGACGCAGGGACGAGAGCTTGGCTCGATGCGCTTCTCCATTCGCAATGAACTCGCATCCCTCTTCGGGACACGCATATTCGTCCACCACTCGCTCTATAACCTCAACGGGCCTGTTCGCCTCTGCCCTCTGGCTACACCAGCGACACTGGCACCCCTCGCTCGGAGGGTACGGAAACATCCCGAGCCGCGCCTTTCGTAGCACATAATCGGGATTCCCCGGGACGCCCTTGATTTGAGCGCCCACGGGGGCCGCTTCGTTGCCCTGCATATCCAGTCCCGGCGCGTGCCGAAACAACGTTGTCTTAGGTTGCCACTCGTCAATGTACTCCCAGGCAAAACCCTGCGAGACAAGCTCCTGGCGCATCTGCCGCCTGTCCTTAAATGTAACCATTACTAACTCGTTGCAGGAGCAGCGGCATCAAATGTGAGCGGGGCGCCACGGGAGTCGTCAAGCTCGAAGACCCCGTAGTCAGCCGTGAGGACGACCTCGGTTGCCCTCATGGACGCATCCCTCTGTCTCTCAGTGCGGGTGTCAACGCTCTTGAGCACGGCCAGTGCGCTCTTATCGGCAATAACGCCGACAGCATCGTCGCCTGCGGACGTGGAAAGGTTCCCGTCCTCAAAGATTGGGACATTGTTCAGTGGTCGTATGCCACTCCAGAAGTTGCCCAGAAGGTCCTCGGACCAGCCCTTCGGGATTGCATACTGCGATGAAGTCACCGCTGTGTTGGCAATATCAAAGACTGCGTTAGGATGCTGAAGTATGTAAATCTGGGTCCCGAACTTGTTGGCCTTGGCGTAGGCAATGGCCGCTGCCGTAAAGGCAAGGGTCATTGATGTGTCATTTGCCCCAAGGGTTGTGCCGCCATTAAGCCCTGAGTAAAGGGCATGAACGTCCGTGTCCTTCTTTCGTGCCATCCCGTCCCCAAGCTGCCGTCCCACAATGGTCATCACGTTGGGGGCCGACTGTCGCACCAACTTGTCCGTGAGGATAATCTTGGCGCCAACCTCGGAGGCCGTAAGGTCCACCGTGGTCATGCCAATATCCTCTTCGTCTATGATGTCCTGACCGTCCGTGAGGTCGCTCATGGTCATCTGCCCTACTTTGGGCACGGTCACTTGTTTCGCCCCACGCGGGAGGTTGAACGACTCAATGAGAGCCATTGCCGGAGCGTTGTGTTCCTCGGTGTATTTCGCCGCCGCTATGATAATGCGCTGCGCATTTTCCAGATTTCCCGTAGTTGCTGTTTGTGCCATTGGTCTTCCTTTCTAGGGTGTTAGCCCAACAATCTTGCAGCTGCCGCCACCACGTTCGGTGACCGGTCGCCCCCTATGTACTTATCCAATAGGTCGTTCTCGGACCCCGTAGCCGACGGGGAAGGTTGGTTATTGTCGAACGATTGCGCAGGGACCTCCTGCTGTTTGAGCCTCGCGTTCTCGGCTCGTAGCTCCCGGGTCTCGGACAACCGTTTGGCTTCAAACTCCATCTCGGCCGGTGTGTTGTACTTCTCCAGCATAGACACTTCGTCCACACCGAGACCAAATTGCTTGACGAAATGCACTGCCGCATTGCGCTGTCCCTCTCGAAAAAGACGATACTGGTCGGCCTGTTCGCCGATTTGCTGGTACTGCGCTGCCTGCGCCATTCGAGACTGCGCAGCCTGCTGAGCCTGCTCAGGGAGATAGCCCTGTTGTTGCAGCTGCTGAGCATACTGGTCGGCCATCTGCTGCATCTGCGCGCGCTGCTCCAGCTGAGCGTAATACTGCAACTGTTCCTGTTGGCCTCTGACTTGGTCCCGAAGCTCGGTAAACGACTGCGGTGAAGTCTCTTCTGGCGGGGTTTCCCCAGCAGGAGGCTGTTGCGCAGGAATGTCCTGTGGAGCTTGTTGTTGTGTCGGCTCCGGCGCAGACGATGTCTCAACCGCAGACGGCCCCTCCGGCCCCGTGTCAGGCACGTCCTGCCCCTCCGGCGTTAAGTCATAAGCCGCTGTGTCTTGTGGTTCGGGCGCCTCAACCTGTTCGGTAACCATGTGCTATCTCCAATTTCCTTGAGTATACATAAAACTTAACGCTGTTGGTATAGTTCTTCCCGCAACTCGCCTGCATCATACCACTCACGCATCTTGCGTGCCGCCTCGTAGCGCTGACGCACGCCAACCGAAAGGTACTTTAGAATCTCCTCGGGTATGTCCTCTCGGTACATGTTCATGCGCTTCCACAGCACCGCCGCGCGGTCGTCCGGCTCGTCCGAGGCGACCATCTCGCTCTCCCACGCATCCAGTACCTGAATGTATTCCTTGGGCAAGAGCTTAGCAGGCAACAGTTCAGTGCCCTTCTTTATCTGGGCTTGGTCCAACATATCGTAGAAAGCCTGAATGCGCCTCTCCAGCGGTCCCATCCCCTCACGACGCAACTCTTTCCCCCTCTCCGTGACACCGCCAATGTGCTTCTCGAATATATCCTGACGCCTAGCGTCCACCTCCTGCTGGATGTTATAGAAGTCCTCTCGCACGTCAGACACGCTCACCCTCGTAGTCGAGACCTTTTGGGCAAGCCTACGGTAGGCATTCTGTTCCTGCTGTCTATTGCCCTCAAGCTCGGCCATCATGCCCCGGGTGCGCTTGCGCCCTCTCTCTAAATCCTTCAATTTGATGAGGTCGTCCACCATCTGCTTTTGATGCTCTGGAAGCAAGTTGTACTCACGAGGGCCTCGCGGCTCATCCTTGCTCACCTCACGAGCCATGTCATCCCTTGTGCGGAAGGCGGTGACGCCAATGCCGACAGCGCTGGGAGCGCCCCGCAGCACACCGCGCACCACACCCCATACCAGCGAAGGCGGCTCTTTGCCGATGTTCACCTGCGTGACCGCCTCACGCGGCACCAGGGGCGAAATCTCATCGTCTATCGCATCGGATAGGTCTCGCAGGAACAGCGGTCCCATAACATTGGTCCAGAAGCTCTCCTCATCCAGCAGCGGCACACCGCGCTCTAAACGAATGGGAGAGGTCTTCATGTCCTCCAGCAGGTCCCTATCCTCTCCGAGGAAGCCTTGGCCGTGCATAAACCCACCCTCGCCCACTCGTGTGCCGGGGATGAGGTTGTACTCTTGGAAGATACTTACCGCCGGGTTGAACTTGGTTCGAACAAAACGCTTTAGGGTTTCCCCAACTGACTGCTCATACACAGTTCCAGTTGACGCAGACTTAGATTCCTTTTCTTTCAACTGACCTATCGCACGGGCTATCTGAGAATACCCAGACCAGATGTCGTACCTAACCGACCCGACCTGCACCTTGCCGAAGTCAGACGAGCGCCAGTTGGCGCCAACACTGACCGGCAGGCCCCCCTCCTGGGCCATCTTTGCCGCAGTCAGTATGCCTACGCCCGTCCCAAACCATGTAATCATCTGTCTGGCCACAGTCCAACTCATCGTCTTGTACGCGGCTAGGGCCTCTTCATCGCCCTCAACCGCCCTTTTGAATAAAGCCCTAATCCCGGGTTGTATATTGGCCCTATCCCCAGGAGCCACCACCATCTTCATAGCCTGAACAGGGGCAGCAAACCTAGAGGTGAACAGCCTCGGGGAGAACATGAGCGCATTCATCAGAGTGGCAGCGCCTCTCATCCAACCAGCATTGGTGCCCAGCGGACCTCTTCCTGTGACCGTGTTGATGTAACGCGCGGTATCCTTCAACATCTGAAGGTCTGAACTATTCTTAGGGTCGATTATGCGTCCACCACGGGCGGTCTCATACTTCTTAATCATCTCGTCCATCACGTCCCAGCGCATCTTGTTCAGGAACGTGCCGTACGCGCGCTCAGAGGGCCTCACCCACGGGAAGACCTTCCCGGCGAGGGTCGATATGAACGCTTCCTCCCTGCTGCCAATTGCCCTTCCTCCCACGCCACCGGCCACATCGTGCATAAACAGTCCGCCACCATCGACGTACCTCATCCAAAGTTGGCCGTTCTCAACGTTGCGCATGTCCGTCATAACACCGAGCGCAACCTGCTCGCCCCCTGGCGCCATAGCGCGCAACGCAAGGTCCGTGGAAGCGCGAACCTCTTTTAGCTGGGAAGGGAAGAGCATGCCACCCTGTCTTAGCAAAAAAGATAGGTCAACCGAGGATACATTCGCCCTTGGCATATTCAAAATATCCAGGAGAAGTTCGCTGGGCTTGTATCCCGTGCGTTCGGTCAGCATGCGCCCGAGAGGGCCGCCCTCCCATAAACTCACCGGCCTACGACGCACCAGCGCCCCTCCCACGCCCTCTCCGAAAACATCAGCCAGCAGGTTCAGGTTGCTTGACGTGGGCACCGCCCCCTGGTTGAGTAGGTCGTTTAGCGCATTTTGTGCGTTGAACTGCTGCCAAGGGAGCAGGCGTTCCTTGGGAGTGTCACCCCCAATGGCGCCCACTTCGTCCATCATATCCATTAGCCGGTTGACGCCCCGCTGACCGCCAACGCCCTCCAATATATCGTCCACATTCAGCGTCCTACGCGCCGAAATTACATCCCCAGCCTGCACACTGGCAAAAGCCTTCATAGCCTCGGAACCGCGTAGGCCCTTTGCAGCCGATAGTCCGGCAGCTAACCTTTCCGAGCGCTCCGAGGCCACCGCCGTCTTTATCTCTTCCTCTCGAACCCTACCCGCGGTTTTGAGCACGTCAGTTAGCTTATGGACTACGTCTATGTCCTCTTCATTACCGTAACGCGCGACCCACGAACCCGTGACCTCGGCGGTGCGCTCCGACGCTTCGACCCCAACGGCGGGGCCTCGCCCTGCCAGACGCGCGGCAGCGCCGCTTATGCCAGCTGGCCATCCCCTGACGGCCTCGGCAACCTGTTCCCTGATGGGCTGCACCATCTCCGGCTGAGCTCCAGGCCCACGACGACCCGCTTCGATGACTTCAGGCGCACCGGCAACATCCGGCTCCTGACGTTGGGTGCGAATGACCGCGTCCATCTCGTCCAGCTGATTAGCCCTGCGAGAGCCCTCTGCCCATAGCCGGTTGGCGCCTAGCGCATAAGGAAGACCTTCAACGTCTCCAGTCGGCCCTCCAGGAATCTCCTCGCCGCGCCAGAGACGATTGGTCGCCAAACGTCCGCCCTCCCTGCCAATGGCCCTGTCTAGAGGGGCGCCGGTAAATATATCGTACTCATAGCCAGCGGCCATCATCTCTTCTGGGGTCATGCGCGGGGTCGCTCCCCCTTCGCGCCAGAGAGGGGTAGTTCTACTAGGGGTGGTTCCAAGTGGCTCCATCGTAGGAGTCGGAGGAACGCCCTCCTCCCAGAAACGACCAATCTGCGTAGGTGTTGTTCCGAGAGGCTCCATTGCCGGACCACGAGCGGCTTCGTCCCAAAGACGGCTAGTCCTTGGAAGTGTTCCTCCAAGACGAGCCATCATCGGAGGGATTGGGGGAAGCTCTTCTCCTCGCCAAAGAGGGGTGGTTCTAGTGGGAATCGTAGGAGCACGAGCGCCCTCACGCCAGAGAGGTCCGGCTTGCTGCGCGTATGGTATGTCCTGAACTTCCTGAGTCCAACGCGGGGGTTGTTGTCCTCGCCAGAAAGGACCAGCACGCCATATGGAACCCATCGCCTGGGGAGTTGTTTCGAGTGGCTCCGGCGTTGGGACACCGGCTCCCTCGTCCCAGAGACGGCTAGTCCTTGGAAGCGTTCCCCCAAGACGAGTCCTTACCGGAGGAATTGGAGGAAGCTCCTCTCCGCGCCAGAGGGGAGTGGTTCTAGTGGGGGTGGGTGCGGCTCTTGCGACCTCTGCCCCTGGTGCGACGGTGGGACGTGCAAAGGCCTCCATAGCCTGTCTTTGTCGAAATGCGTCAGCCATTTCCTGGAATTGAGGGTCTTGGTAGGTTGCGGGTGTGGGCGGACGTGTCACCGGCGTGACTGCCTCTGTGGGGGTAGGTGCGGCTCTTGCGGTGGCCTCATCCCAGAGACGGCTAGTCCTTGTAGGGATAGCTCCAAGAGGGATTGGCGTTGGAGGAATTGGAGGACGCAGTCGTCCAAATAGCCCAGGAATACGGCCTGCGAGTTTAGGGACGCCACGCATAGCTGCGGGGATAGCCTTGGTCGCGCCGAGACCGCCCGTGGCGAGCGTGCCTACCGGGTCAATCAGGCCAAGGCCAATCTGCTCTAGCATCGGCCTTGCCTCTTGAACGCGTTGAACATCTCGAAGGGTCTCCCCAAGGCCAAGGCCCTCCCTGCCGGGAGTCACGAAAGTCTTGAACGCTTCCATCGCTTCTGGCTTTGGTTCCCCGAAGGCGCCCATCCCGGGCGCTCTCGACAGCAATCCCATCGCCTCGCCAGCCTTTGGGATAAGCGGCACATGGCGGTCCTTGCCGATGGTTACCTCCGGCACATACCCCGGGCCAAGGCCAACGCCCACAGGCGTCCCCGCCACCCAACCAGGGAGGTCTATCTTGCGGGGCAACAGCCCTGGAGTGCGGCTCATCACGCCGCCCATAAAGCTAGGAAGGCTCTCAGCGGTCGCAGAGAAAGCGCGCGGCACGCCGTACTTTATCGCGCCCCAAGTCGGCGTTTTGCGGAAGGTCTTAAACTCCTCACGACGCGCATGCGCCCTGTCAAGGCTCTTGTCCAGACGTTCCAGCGCTAGGCGACCTGCTTCCGTTCCCATTAGAAGTAAATCTGCCTTGTGCCGGGGCTGAACCTACGAGTGGTGCGTCCCGCCATCTCGGGCGTGAGCGCCGCGTACCGCTCGGTGAACGGCTGCTGCTCTAGCCAGTCCGTCCAGCGCACGGGGCCTTGTCCCGTTCTTGCCTGCGTGCCGAGAGCGCCGAGGTACTCGTTGTAGACGTTCTGGAACTGGTTCTGGTAGTACCTTTGAGCGCCGAGAGGCCCCTCCATGAACGAGGTCGCGGTGGGGCCGGAATAGTACGCGGCCTGCGCAGGCAGCTGTTCTAGGTAATCCATGAACGGATTATCGGTCCCGTAGTAGCTGTTCTGTGTGCCCATGAAGAACTCCTAGAGGAACGTCGTTGGGCCAGTAGTAGCAGGCACATTCACACCGGGCATGTACGGAGTTGTCCTTAACGGGTCCGTGAAAGTGCCTGTCGCAAACTGCCTGAGCAGTTCGCCAGCGCCCAACTCGGGGTTTGCCATCTGCCAAGCGGACATCGCGCGACTCAGCCCGGGCCGATAAGCGCGCTGCGCTATGGGATTCATTCCCGTCATAGTTGCGGCGCCTATCATCGACTGCGTCTCGGGCATGGTGAGCATGCCAAGGTAGTCTCTCTGCACATCGGTTAGGTCAGCTGCCGTTATTGCCGTCCCACGACCTCCAGCTGCTTCCTGTGCAACTGTCGGTTTGTCCCATAAGCCCAGCTGGCCCAAGCGTTCTCCCCACTGCTCTCGGGTCCACGGCCGGAAGGCTTGGAGATACCCTGCGCCCGTTCCCACATCTCTATCCGTGGGCGCTGCCGCGTACCCGAACTCTCCACCATCTTGCTGACCGTACCTTAACGGCGCTCCGAGGTATTCTGCAAAGGTTGACCCCGTGGGTTGCCCCGCAGTTTCCGCCCCAGTTTGCCATCCCCCATAACCCCCCATAGTCCCGGGCGCTGCCGCCAGGAGGTATCGTGAGGACATTGGGTCGAACCAGTTCCGAGCCGTGGCCCGAACTGCCGGGTTCATGTATCCAAGAGGGCCTACGTCAAGCTGCTGGAGGTACGACCCAAGGCGCCCCCCCATAGTCTGGCTCTCTAAGCCTCGTATATAATCTGCCCAAGTTGTCATGTCATCTCCTTATGGGGCTGCGTATCCCTGGCCTGTTTGGCCCTTTTTCTTAAACCACTGAAAATCTCTTGAGGCCCACTCATCAAAGAGCGACATTGCCGCCTTTCCTGCGGCCAAATCCGCTCCCAACCCCCCGGGGTCGTCCGTAGGGTCGCCGATATCCATGCTCGGGGTGTTCTCAATAAGCCATTTGTTGATGCTGCGTTCGACCGCTGCGGGTCCGTAGAAGGAGACGATAGGGTTCGCTCCCTTGAGGGACTTTGCCTTAATCCACGCCATCACCGTGGCAGGGTCTCTCGCGTACTCCCTGAACGCACTGCCGCTGATTCCGGCCGTCGTGACCGGCGCTAGTGGCTCACCGAGCTTCGCGCCCGTTCCATAGCCGCTCCCTCCTCCGCCTCCGAATACGTTGCCTACAATGGTTTGGCCCTTGTCTGTGAACGCTCTTTGGTATATCGAATTAAGCTTGTCATACCACTGCTCTCGACTCCAGAGATTCGCGGTCCTGTCACTGGGGCTGAACGCGGCCTTTAGGTAGTCGAGGTAGTTCTGGTTCGCCGCTTCGGGCGTCTCCACCGACCTTCCGAACCATTGGCTGGCCTCGTCGAGAGACTCCAGATTATACTGGTGTCTCATCTGCTCCTCGGCCTTGCCATAGACCGATTCGGCGTAGGGAGACATGAGCCGGAACCGGGGGTCAGTGTCCGTGAAATATTCGTAAATCTGGTTCTTGCCGGAGTCGACTGCCGAGAGCCAATCGAGATAGCTCTGCCCGTCGACGGCAGGTTGCTGCGCCTCGTCCTTCGCAATAACGCTCTCAAGTTCATCGCTTGGGATGAAGTCAGTCTCAGCTGGGGGAACCTCGGCTCCTATTTCTATCAACTCAGCGGTGTAGTCCTTAATTCGGGTTAGGAACGGCTGGATGTCTGTGATTATGTTTGTGTCGAAAGGCACAGGCTGACCGCCTGCGGCTGTGGGGTCGCGTAGCCAACTGTAGAGAATGCTCGAAAGCATGTTTAGCCCCTCGGGGTTCGAAGGGTTCTTATCATATTCTTTCTTCAGCATGCGTGAAATCAGGTTCATCCTGTCGACACTGTTTAGGTTGGGGTTTCGGAACTCCTCCTGGAATGCGTCCATTTCCTCTTGGTAGAGTCCGCCCCCCTCCGTTATTCCAGTCTCAGCCTCCGATGGCGGCACAAAGATAGGCCCTGCCTCAGTTGCAGGCGCTCCAGATTTATCGACGTATGCCGAAAGGGCATCCTGTGCGGCTCCCCAAATCTTTCCAGGCCATGAGGTCACATCTGGAAATTGGATATTAGGACCGCCCATCGGTCTTATCGGAAGCGTTCCCGGGTCTCCTCGCATCAGAAAAGGTTGGCCGGTTGCTGGGTCTAACTCCCCGCCCATTGGGCCTCCCCCGGGCGGCAGTGGCGGAGGTGGCATGAATTGCAAACCCGTCGTTGGGTCTAACTCTCCGCCCATCGGGCCTGTCGAAGGCAGCATCGGCGGAGGCGGCATCGGAGGCGGCATCGGAGGCGGCATCGGAGGCGGCGGGGGTGGCATGAAGGGTTGGCCCGTTGACGGGTCAATCTCCACGCCCATTGGCGTAGGCATGAATGTAAAGGGCTGGCCCGTCGTTGGGTCTACCTCACCGCCCGTTTGGCCTGTCCCAGTCATCGGCATTGGCATCGGCGTTGGCGGAGCCATCATCGACGGGGCTGGCTGCGGGGTTGGTTGCGGGGTTGGTTTCGGCGCCATCATCTGCGCCAGCGCCGCTGCGTCCGCAGGGTTCAGCCCTTTATCGGCCGCTATCATGGAACCCATCGCCTTTTGTATGCTCTGTTGCTTTTGCTGTTGGTACGCGGCATCCTCTTGCATCTTGGCAACCACCGCGTTGACCTGCGTGTTCTGAGGCGCGTACATCAGCCCCATCTCCTGCTGGAGATTAGTGTTGAAGTTCTGAACGAACTGACTGACGTTCTTGGTTAGAGGGGTCTTGCCAAAGTACGGCATGCTACTAGCCTGCTCTCGGCGGCACTAGGCCCACGCGCCTTAGCCGCTCTTCATCGTTCTGAACCGCCCCGGGCCTGGGAGCGCCTGGGGGCATCTGCGTCGGCGGACCGGTCGGCGGTGTGGGCGGAACGCCCATCGCCGCTGACGGCATAACCTCGGGCGGCAGACCCGGTGGTCCTCCCGGCGGTCCTCCCGGCGGTCCTGCGCCTGGGGGGCCTCCCCCCGGCGGTCCCTGGAATCCCGTGGCCATCGCCATCTTGGTCGCTGAAGTCTTCTCCATGAGCAGCCTCATAAGCTCCCCATAGTAGAACTGCGCTAGGTCGCCACGGCCCCTGTTCTCCAGGGACGACAGCAGGCTCCATAAGCCTGCCTCGGGCAGCGCCTTCTCTGCGACCTGCTCTTTGATGACATCGTCCAGCTGGTCTGCGTCCTGAAGGCCGAGGATAATATCTCTTATGAAGATGTCCGGCAGAAGCGGAGTCGGGCCCTCCCGGGCTATCTGCGCCATCGTCATCTTGGACATATCGTCCTGCGGCAGCTGGCTGATGATTGACACCTCCGGCTCGCCGCCCTTCTTAACGATGTCGGGGCCTATCTCGTCGGAGAAGTACATCCTGTCACGGTCCCGGCCGGAGACCTCCATTGCCTTGAAACGGCCGCTGGCGTACTGTTCGCTAATGATAATGAACGCGGCACGGTACGCTCGCTCCAGCGCCTGTATTCTCGGCGCAAGCACCGTCTCGACGCCGTGCCTGAGCGTGTTGATGGCATAGCCAGAGAGTTGGAACTGAAGCTCCCCGTAGATTGAGTATGGCAGGCCCCCGCGCTGAATCTCGCTGGACACTAGGCCCATGAACGCGCCGGACTCCTTGGCCATCTCCAACATGCCTAAAGGCTCAACTTCCTCTCCCTGAGCGAGGGAGATTTCCGAGCCTTCCTGGTACGGGTCTTCGTCAAGGGTTTTCTGTCCGTCCCTCGATGTGACCTTGAGTCCCTGGCGCCGAGAGCGCGCCGTTAGCTCCAGCATCGTGGACATCATGAAGTTGTTGTTATCGAAGTTGTCGCGGTTGTGCTTGAAGACGGACTCCCCGAAGTCGGCAATCGCATCGGCGCCTACCTCGTCCGATTGCACCAGGGGCGCCGAGCCGACCATCCCGAGAAAGACCGGCACGCCGTCGTGTCCATGCCGGGTCCTGCGTTTGAGAATGCGGTCCTCCATGACGACGTAGTTGTCCTCACGGTCGTAGAAGTCGTAGACCAGAACGCTTTCGTCACGGTCGTGGTCGTCCCCGAGGTTGCGCACGCCGTACTGGCTGCGCACCTCCGAGGGGGTTTTCCTCAACCGGTAGCACGCCCAATCAAGCCCGTCCTGGCCCTCGGACCAAAACGTGTTCAGCGGGTCCCACGGCGTGATGTCCACACGGGTTTCGTCGTCCTTGTTCTTGACGAGCAGCGCGCGGCCTGCGTACCAGCCGCGAAGAGCGATGTACCAACACAGCTGGTCACGAACCGGCGGCAGCAAACGCATGGCGCAGTTATCGTCCGCAGCGCGAATGACGCCCGTCAGGAATCGCTCCTTCTGGTTGTCCGCATCGCGCTGGTCTCTCTCGTGTCCACTGAAGGGAATGCGCACAACCATCTCCGCGCTCGTGAGCCAGGAGATTATCTTGTCCGCCATGACCTGCGGCTCGTTGGAGGTGTACGAACGGTAACCGTCTCCGGCGTCGTACGGCTCCAATCGGTAGAGCCTGTGGTCAGACTCCATGCGGTCTCGAAGCGGATACGTCGCAGAGTAATGTCCCTCTACGAGCTCTATAATGTCAGAGGCTTTTCGACGCGCCAAACTACCACCTCTTTACGGCGATTCTGTCCTGTCCGCGCACGTAACCGTAACCGTACTTGTCGACTATACCGTAAATGAGCGCCTTAATGCCATGATTATTCTTGTCATCCGGCGTTGTGCCCACAATGTTGCCGTCACGGTCCATCTTCCAGCGGTACGCACGGGTCTGTCCGTCGAAGGGGCTGGGGACAGCGCCGAACTCCGAGAGAAGCCCCGCGCACTTGGGGCTGACCTTGACCCTTGATTCGTGGGTAATGGGGTCGGGCTTGAGGAAGCTCTTTAGGCGTTCGGTCCCGTCGTTAATGAGGACTCTTTGGGACGAGAGGTAAAGCCCCGTTTCCTTGAGCCAAATCTCCGCAGGAGCGGCCATTGCCTGATGCTGATACCCCGCTACATCTATCACTCCGTGCGCCACGTCCTTCCACCAGGGACGGCCCCTGCAAACGTCGATAATCTCCTCGGTGACCATTCCCTGTTCGTAGACCTCGTCTATCACGTGAATTGTGTCCGAGCGCACCTGCACCGCCGCAACGGCGTAAGCCCCGGCGTATCCCGGGTCCATCCACAGGTGAACGGGACTGCCCACCTCCCACGAGGTGTCGGCAACGTGAAGGTCCGCCCTGAACTCTGGAAACACCAGACCCACGGGGGGAGAGGGAATGCCCTCTATTCGTTCGAGGAAGAAGTCGTCTGAGGAGCCGCGCTTGAGGCGCTGGATTTCGGGGTCGTTAACCCCCTCGGGATAGAGGTGGGTGTTGGAATAGCTCGGAAGGGAGAAGCTCTCCTCCTCGTCCGTTGCCATTGACCAGGACATGTGCATCTGCGGATACCAGCCAAGAGACCCCTCGAACGTTCCCGAGAGAAACATCCACCCGCGCTTCGGGGCGCATCTGCCCCGCAGGCGGTAGAAGGTGTCGAGGTCCAGCTGAGACGCTTCGCATCCCACTATCCCGTCGGGCGCCCTCATGGCCAGCGTTCTCGGGTCTTTCGCGCTCTTGGTCTCGATGCGCGTTCCGTCCGCCAGGATTATCCTGCCGGGGTCGACGCGCTTGGACGCCTCTCTGAGAACCCCGAGATTGGCGAAGTCCTCGACGAGGTACTCGAACTCGGCCCTGGTGCGCTCGTAGTCCGCCGCGACGAGCCAGTAAAGACCCGCGTCCGCCACCTCGAACATGCGGCCGAGAAGGAACTTCGACGCCATGAGACTCTTCCCTGCCTGCTCGCCCCCGGCAACGAGAACGAACCGCTTGCGAGAAGCCATTATGGGCGTCTGCGCCGCCGTGGGCACAAAGCCCACACGGTCGTAGAGATACTCTAGAACGTCATGCGCTGTCTTCTGAGTCATTCAAGGCACCAAACCTGCCCTGGACAATAAGTCGGGCCTGTTCCAACGCGCTCTTTTCTTCTTCGTCCACCATAGGCGGAGGGGCCGAAGGATGGCCGCGAAACTCTCGCATCGCCTTTCGGAACTCCGAGAGAACGTCCTTCGCCTCGGTAGACGCTGGAGTGACGCCCTTGTACTTCCACGGCATCGCCCCGTTCATCTTGAATATCAATAACGTCGGGTTGGACTTGTAATCGAGGTTCTTATGCTGCTCGGCAATCAGGTCGTTAAGTATCTCCTCAAGACCGTCGTTGTACGCCTCTTCCGCCTCTTTCATCCTCTCCAGAAACAACATGTCCGTCCGGCGCCAAGAGCTAACCCTCGAAGGCTCAATCTTCGCCGCCCTCGCAGACTTGGTCTTCGTGCCGAACTTTCGATACGCTTTGAGGAATAGCTCCTGCTTGCGCTCAGTTTCCTTGGACGGATTCCCAACCCCTACCCGTAGCTCCGCGCACATCAGTCATCCCCCTGATTCAACACGTCTTTCGATAACGCTATTATTCCCGCGATACACCCAACAGCCACTTCGTTCAAGTTCTCCATAATACTGACGTAGGCAACTAATCCAAGGATTAACAACGAAAGGAATATCTGGGGGCGGATTCGCCCGAAAAACTGACTTAGACCCTCCCAAGCGTTCATAATCCTCTCCTACCCCACGACAATACACCAAGACAGTTGTATAATCAAGATAGTGCTGGGCCCGAGAGTCCTCCTCCCATAATTAAATCTCGGGACCCTCACCTCCTCCTTCAGGGGGGATGGGCATGCTTCAACCCGTCCCCCCTAACCCCAAATACCTAAATTGCAATAACCCCCGCGCGGGCGCGCGTTATAAGGAACTTATAAGTCTATAAGTCTTATACGTTATAACGACAGTACATACTAATGTAAAAATAATAGGCGCAGGCTCTAATAGCCGGAGAACTATTATCTTTTACACTTACCAACATTACATAATACGTTATAACGGTGACCCAGAAACTAAAAATAATCTGCCAATTTATTTATAAATCGAAGGATTATTTTTAACTCCACCAGGGAAAAAAATTACTTGCCCTGGGTTCTCTGCCCAGAACCCGCAATTTTTTCCCGCTAGAGACAGTGAGCCTAAACGTCATACAGACAAGCCTTTTAATAAAATAAAACGTAGAGGGGTATCCTCACCAAACAACCACAAGACCTAAGACATACCCCCCTCCTGACCCCTAACACCTTACTACACCCTAACGCCCCTCTACAGCCAACCTCATACGCCTCAGACCCTATCACATCCATACA